ACTCCTGATGGATCGTACACCTTATAAGGACGCTGCTGACCTGCGACAGTACGAATCTCGTACTTACTCGAATCCATGCTTTTTCTCCAGTTGTTTTAAGTCTTCCATGTTAGCAATAAACTCTGTATCTCCTAAATCGCGTTTCTTTCTAGGAGCATAACCTTTACCGCCGTGGTCTGGACCTTGGTATTCTTCTGGATACTCATGAGTCTTAGAACCTCCAACACTATCCGCGGCTTCTATGCAATTATACTTTTTGAGCAACCGCTGTTTGTGGGAGTAACTTTCTACAACCTCACCAAACCCAGGATGGTATTTACCATACATGCCAGGATTGTGAGGATTAAAGTCAACTATACCTTTTACGCGGCCAAAATGAATCTGCATTTCGACACCACAATACGGACACTTAGGTTTAACATCCGTTACAACGTCGCGTAACTCGTGACCGCAGTCACAAAAGTAATCATGATTAACGGCCATTATCCTGTCATACCTCCTTGACCTGTGAGTGTTGATACATCAGCTGTAGCTGCTTCTTGAGTTTTCTGCGCATTAGACCTAACTTGACCTATAATACCTTCTTCGCTATTTAACAACCTACCATCTACCGAAGGTTGACTCCCGCCCCCACCACCCCCGCTAGCCATAACTGATTGTAACATTTGCTCATGCATAGCAGCATGTTGTTGTACTATTTCTAATACCTGCTGTTGTTGCTGCGGTAACATCTGCTGTAGCTGAGGCAAGCCCATAACAACATTAGGATTCTGTTGTTCCATGTGTGCCATATGATCCATGCCTTCTTCTACTGGAGGCATCTGACCCTGTAGCATTAAACTTAGCTCTATCTGAATCAATGCGTTAAGATCGCCGTCAGCACCTTTGAATAACTTATCTACAGAGCGTTTCCTAAAAGACTTAATCAAATCTCTAGTAACCTGAGCTTGATCAATCATAGGATTGCCCATAAGACGATCATACAACATAATAGAGTTTTCTTGCTCTAGCTCTTCAACCAACGGATGCATAGAACCAGCGTCTAGATCTAAGATAAAATCAAAGTTAAAATCCTGACTCGTAAGTACTCGATACTCCATGCCCGCAGCATCCTTAGCTACATTAAGCATAAAGCTATTCGGTATATACCTTACATCTTGGAACATCCTAAACATGTTACCAACAATAGTAGTATATACATCTGCTACCTTAGATTGCATCCACTGACGGTTCAACGATCCTTGAGATGCGATTAGTGCGCTTTCTGTAGCAGTCTTACGACCTTCTGAGCCACCTGCGAGATCACTTACATGTAGACTTTGTTCTTCGTAGTTACGTGCATCACCTTCGATACCTAACTGATCATTAGGAACCTGACCCCAATTAGCTTCTCGAATACTACTGATGTCATGTAACCCAATAACATCACCGTCTTTAGCATCTCGTACGTTATCTACAAGATTAGCATTACGCTGAATCTCAGTTTCATTAGCCCATACAACACGCGGAAACCTACGTAAGATATCCACACGCCTGCTTAATGACTCTACAATAATATTCTGTAGATCCTCAACATACTTCATAGGAGGCTCTGGGAAATACGAACTTTCCACAGTATCAAACTTAACAGGAATATACTGAAAGCCCTTAGACATGATAAACCCAGGAGCTTCTTCAAGTCCTATAAGATTCTCACCCTGGTACATAGCTTTAGTCTTAACAAAAGGATGAGTCTCTGAGTGTATCTCTTTTTCGTGGCCGTCTAAGAATGTAATAAGTCTGCGGTTGAGTCTATCATGGACTTCGTATAATACTACTATATCACGCTCAGCTTTTGCCCCTTGTATATTCTCATCACTATCATCGGCATCATACTCGTCACCATAATTTAGTAGTAATGAATCCGAAGAATTAGGTGTATCAGACGATCCCATAAAATCCTTAGGAATCTTATACCTATCATCATTTTTAATTATATCATACGGAACTTCAATACGTTCAATTATATACTCAGCGTAGCCTAAGTTCTGAGGAGGACACTTAGGATCTACAAACACATTAAAAGGTCTGACACGCATTACACATGGAAAGTCATCTTTGAATGCGTCATTTGTAACATAGGGAGGCATAGAGTCATCACCAGATGGATTATACCCCATCTTGACCCATCCTACACCACAAAACAACGCATCAAACATGGCCTGATGTATCTCAGCTTTAGCATTCATGAGATCCAAGCCAGCATTACCGGCTCGTTCCATAATCATAGATATAGCGTCTAACTCACCTGCCATACGTTCTGCGTTAGGCTTAGCATTAACAAACACTTCAGGATAATGAAACGCCACAGACGATAAGATCTGCCTAACCAAAGGATACATACGAGACACATGAATAATCTCATCCTTGTCAAGTCCTGGAATATCCATCTTTAGCTCATACGATGCTAAAAGCTTTTCCCAAGACTTATGCTTAGGTTCCATAACTCTCTGGACCCTATCAATCGTCTTACGCCAATACTCACGCTCTTTATTGTTTAATTTAATATCAGCCATTTCAATTCATTACATGATAACGACCGGAATGCGCTGGCCGTCCAGGTAAGGCATCTAAGATATTCTGCCCACTTCCCAGTATTGGGTCATCCGTATGTTCTGCATGACGATACATGTGAACCATACCATAACGCCATTCATCAGCGGCATGATCTTCAGCGTGAGTGTCTACATCTTCTGGATTCTTATCTGCGCGGGGTAACGCAGGCACTGTACGCATAAAGTTATCATTCCAACCTTCAAAAGAATAAAACTTCTCGTGTAACAATGCATCTCGACAAATACGCCATCCATTCACACGATCATTATTTGCTCGCGTTATCGGTAGCTCGTAATCACTGAATACATCAGCAGCACTCTTAGTCATCTGCTCGGTAAGTCTACGCTTAACCCACATACTAGGATCAGCATAAATCATAATAGGCATACGTCCCGCTGTATACGGAAAGCCTTGGATTCTAGTTACGATTTCCTCTGCGTGCTGTGACGCTGTTCTATCACCTTGGTAATATTCCATGAGTCTGTATATATTACCATCAAAATCTATTGTGTATAAGCCAAAACTAGTAGGTGCCGACTCACCGTAATCTAATGCTCCATACAAAGGCCACGAAGCTGGTACCTCGAAACTCTTTGTCTCGATTTGGTTTTTATTCCACTGAGTAAAGAATTGTCCTTGGTATATATCCCAATCACCGTTTAAGTACGCCTTACGCAAGGCTTCGTCACGAATATTCTTTAGTGATTGTACATACCTAGGGTCAGCTTCCATTAGGGCTGGATTGTCGAACACCTTGGCCGAAATAAACGTATAATCATTTTCGTCCTCGGCTTCTTCGTATCTACGATCTACCCATAACCTCTTTGCCCACGCATGTCCTACACCACCTGGGTTTCCTGTAGCCCACATTACAGGCTTAATGCCTTTGTTTGCTGTACGGCATGAGCTAGATATATACTGCCACTGGAACTCTGTAAACTGTGTTACCTCTTCAACTGCTACGAAATCAAACTCTTGCCCTTGGTAGTTAAACACATCATCTTCGTGTTCTGCGTGACCGAACATCAACTCACTACCATTAGGCAAGTACATTACGCCTTCACTCTTGTTGTACCAGTTACGTATCTTCGGAAACTGCCTAAACAACGGACGAATATGGTTACCGTCTAGTTGCTTAAATGTCCTACGAATCAAAAGCCCCGTAGACCCAGGATTCTCCATGAGCATGATGAGCATTATGATTCTAGATGCGTAACTCTTCCCCCCACCTCTAGCACCTCCATAAAACGGATACCTAACGCCGTTTCTAACAGCCTCCAGAAGTTTAAATTGCTTAGGCTGCAGGGCAACATTAAACTCTAGATCTTCTAGACTCTCTGTATGAACCCTACCGCGTGTTGGCATGTTTTTTAGTTACCGATGCAAAGGATGTCTGTAAAAACCTACCCATAGCTTGTTTCTTTCTAACACTCTCGTCATACTGGGGTAGGACTAATAGTTCTATGTCGGGCTCTGAAATCCCTACGCTACGTTCTTCGTTTGCAATAGACTTTGCTACTTCTATAGCCTGTTCTGGTTCTATATCGAGCATGTCTAAATACGGCCTAGCGTCTTCTGACATCAACCATGCTATGGGGTCGTACTTCCAATCTTTGGCGTAGTCATAATACAAATCCCTTACCTTTAATATAGGCATATCTTGTGACTTTGCCAAGTCCTTAAAACTAAGCTCTTTTGACTTTATTTTTTTATATGCCCCATGCAACCATTCATGGTCTTTCCACTTATATTGCAACTTAATAATATCATTCAGAGCTTGCATAAACACCACAAACGCAAGTCTCCTATAGGATTTAAATTCCCACGTCCTCGCAGCATCTACAGTACTGTTAATAGAACTAAAGTGTAAATCTACAGATACTGCATCGGGATCCTGCTTAGGTGGTACAGGAATTTGTTTCCTATGTTTACCTGGCCTACGTACATACTTCGAACTCTTTTCAGAGTCAGCTTTCTGTAGAGCTAGGTAGATGTCCTGAAGTTCGCTCAACGGCTTCCGCTACTTCCACAGCCTCAACAGGAGATTCAGTACCTTTGAAGCTAGTTATGTTTACTACAAATTGAGGCTTAGAGGTTTCTGAGGTTTCTACACGTACGAGCTTAGTTTCTTCACGAGCTGCGCTAAGAGCCTTCAAGCACATAGTGTAATCTTCCATAGTCTCGTTAGCTTTATATATTTGCTCTAATCTGCTAAGTCTAGTAGCAAAGTTTGCTATGGGTATGTGAGCTACTAAAGCATGACGTTTCTCCTGAGCCTCGTCAATCATAGATTGTACTTTAGAACTCTCAAGATGCTCTATGACCTTAGTGCGTGTAGTGCTAAGAGCCTTTGCTATTTCTCCAGCGGTCTTACCTTCATAGATCAGCATAGATACTACGCGAGCAGAATCTAACGCTCTATCGTTTACTAGGTTTGTCATTGAATGTTAAATCCTATACCCTCTAAGGCACTTTTAGCTGGTCCAGATACCATTGTCTTATATAGATCTTCAGCCATAGAGCTTAAGTTACGCCTACTGGGGTATGACTTCGCTTGCTCTAATACTCTAGCTAAAACTGTTACTTCGTCAGAATTTAAATTATGCTTGGGGTGTGCCATACGTGTAAAAAACCCATTTAGATCAAATACACCTACATCTGGATCTAGAGCAAAGTTCCAAGCATTACGCTTACTACTCCACTTAGCAGTTTCCAAAAGCTGAGGCACATTACCTATGTCTGCATCTGCGTGAAAGTTTTCTATGTTATAAGCTAACTTACCTATAGCTCCGCCTTTCATCTCAGGCAGATCTGCGGGAACTTTTCCAGACTCCTTCATCATTTGTTCTATACTACCTTGTTGCTTCTGAGCTCCTGCAGAACCTCCGCCGCTCCCTTGACGTCTTTTACGTTCTTTTACAAGTTTTCGAAGTTCAGCCGAAAACTCCGTTATTCTCTTTTGTCTAGTAAGTTCTTCCATATCTGCCGGGCCCGACCCCAGACTAGGATTATCTAGCTGGCCAAGCATATTATTTGTTTTATTTATTTCTATGTCTAAGGCATCATCTGACAAAGCCAAAATTGTATCATCATCCAAAGGTTTAAACTTAGGGACAGAATAAGGGTCTAATACTTCTCCACCCTCACTAGACCAGTCCCCCTTACCCTTCGGTACCATTAACGGATCTACATACCCCTCACCACCCTGAGCCTTACTCTTACGCCTACGTCTACGCTCATTTACAAGATTTCGCAAATGTTCTTTGTATGACTCGAAAACAGAGGGTTGCTGGTTTTCAACTTCAGGACCATTCAGGATTTTGTTAAATTCTAATATTTCTGAGTCTAAGGCATCGTCAGTCATATCTTGTAAACTTATAGCCGAATCTGCCGCGTCCAGTTCTCCCTCGAACTTATCCATCTCTGATTTGAACTGGTCATACAGAGGCTGTTGACGCTTACGTCTTTCATCCTCAGCCATAGACAAATGCTTGAGGTTTTCTTCGTACCCTCCTACCGTCTGCCCACGTTTATTCCACTTCTTAACCATAAGTTCGTCTATAAGATCTGCAAGCCCATCATCTGACAATCCATCTAGCTTTTCCGTAAACCCTGGATCTTCATATGTCTTATACCCACCTGGATTTTTTACATCATCGTGCTCTAGAAACTTCTCAAACTCTTCTTTTGACCCACCGTCCCAGTCAGGCTCGGGCATGTCTTGTCTAGGAGGAGGCACACTGCTATCTTCAAACATAGCCGATACTTCACGATCAGGCATCGCATACTTCTTGCCGCCACTAGCAGCTTTGCCTATGTCAGACTTTAAGAGCCCTCCTAGAATCCTTGGACCCTTAGCTGCTATAGCTCCAGTAGGCGCGCCAAAATCTTCCAGGGCTGCCATCGGTCCATCTTCACCGCCATACTTAGCTTTTAAACTTTGCGCTATACCGTGTAATAACTCTAGCTGCGCATCTGGTTCATTACTTAGATTTTGTACAGTACGCGACATTTGGGCTAGATCATCGGGTGTCATACCCAACGCTTGTCCTACATCATCAAGAGCATTACCAGACCACTTACCTATAAGGCCTCCAACACGATCAAGATCCGATGGATCAGACTTACCTGTATGCCACTCACGATCCTTCGCTGTAGTTGTCCCTTGACCCGCAGCAGTATCCATAATCATACGTGCTAACTCTTGTACTTGGCCACCTAGTGCGGGGTGCACAGGGAACACCTTACCCATGAGGTCATACAATGCTTGAGTATTCGCCTCCTCACGCATACGTGTGAACTCATTATTCCAAGGATCTATAGGAGTATTCATACCCCCTATACCCATACCCCCTACGCCCCCACGCTCACTATCCCTACCTGTATAGTCGTATACTGGAGTTATGCCAAGATTTGGCTGATTCATACATACAACCTTTTTTCAAATTTATGTATTGTACCGCACACTTGATACTTAGTACCAAGTAGTAC